TGAAACTAATTCAGCCCATGTTCCGATTGTCGCTGGCAAAATTGCTGTTCCAGCAGCTGCGTTGTTTTTCACAACGACTGAGGCTGAAGCTGCGACTGTCTGTGCTTGCCAGTTTGTGATTGTCAATTGGCGTCCTGCATAGGTCAAAGCGTTTGGCAATGTGATCACCAATCCTGAACCTGTTTTCATATTGACGATCCAGTTTTCAGTGCTTGCAAGCGTGAAATCTGCTGTTTTTTGCAGTGGAACGCCAGTGGTAATTGAACCAGTAAATACATTTCGACCATTTGAGTCAATGCGATAACGCTCTGTCAAAACACCGCTTGAGTTTGTTGTGTAAAAAATCATGCGCCCCGGAACAATGCCAGTTGAGACAGTTCCGTCAACTTCGGCAAAAATCATTGAAGAACGCTGAAATTCCGTTCCGTCGTCGGCATTAAATACAACCGCGCCGACGTCATCATTTGTCGTTGTTGCTCCATAAGTACCGATTGTGCCTGACTTACTTTTTGAAATCATAATTGCTGAGGCTGAGGCTGAGTTATTAGCCCAGTTGAAAACGCCAATCGACCCTGTGCCTGATGTCGTACCAGTTGCTTGGACACGTGGAATTGTCCCTGCAATTCCTGAGTAACCCATTGAAACGCCAGCGGTTGTATTTCCAGTTACGATTGTTCCGTCCGATGTGACAACCATTGGCGTTGAGTCAGGGTTTGCTGAGTCTTCAACCAATAATGAGTTTCCCGATCCTGTTTGAGTCACTCGAAGCGCAGCTGATGTAGTTGCACATGAAACGATTTGATTTGTTGAAAATGTGTTTGACGAAGCCAAGCGCGGGACGGTTGCGGTGTCAATTGCAACTGTTGGAATTGGTCCAGTTGGGCTTGTCACCGTGATACCTGTTCCAGCGGTGATTTCAGTCAAATCGCCTTGATCGTTTGTAATCCATGTGAAGTCCATGTCGGTATTGGAAGTTTTCGACAGGATTTGACCAGTTGTTCCACCTTTAAGATCAGCCATTGTTGTATCAACGGCTTGTCCAAAAACCTCAAAATCAGCGGGCAAATCCGTGACCAAATCAGTCGAAGTCGGCATTTGCCAGTTGAAGTTACTCGTTGGATTTGTCATGTTTTCTCCTTATCAAGTGACAATTGTGGCACGTTGCCAATCAAGCGTTGGCGACACGCCCGACCAATTGAATGTGTTGCTTACTTCGCCCCATTCCACTGATTGCAATGAATAGGCAGTTGGCGAAACATTCAATGAAATGGATAAACGGTTGTAGCCCGCCTGAAATGCCCAACCTTCGACAAAACCTTGAAAGATCGAACCCATGTTGGTTGGCAAATCATTGACGGCAACTGGCATTCCCATGAAAACTTCGATCAGATCGTCTCTGTCTGAGTTGTCCAATTCAGGGTTTGTCAGATCAAAAACAATTTCTGAAAAAATGGGTTCAGGGTCTTTTCTAAGTGCTAAGTAAAAATTGGCTTGTGCCGTTGCGTCGCTTGAATTGTGCAATGTCGTTGTGATGATTTGGGCAAGATTTCCGTACTGTGAAATTGAGGTTGGATCGCTGGCAGATCGTTCGCTGCTGCTGGTTGCGTCATATTTGATCGTCAAATTGTTGCGAACGTCTCCAGCGCGGGTTTCGGTGCGCAAGCCTGCTGCACGGGCTTGATTTGCAGTCAATTGAACATAACCGTTGGCTATTAGATAATCCCTGCGGTGGATTGAGTCGGCGTATGAAATTGCGCCATTTGCGTCCTCGTAAATGTAACCCAATCCCGATGTTGCCAATGCTGAAACCAGCGAATATACGTCAACTCGATCACTTGAACGCGCTGCCAATTCGTATTGTCCAGGAGTGTCAATTTCGCCCAATCCAGTATTTTCAGCGTCAGCCCAAGTCGTTGTTGGATCATAACCAGCCCATGTCACTGACGGTGAAACCTCTGACCAATTGTTGATTAGCAAATCAGTCAAAATGGATAAAATCTGATTTCCTTCATAATCTTTTGAAAGTACGCCGTCAGTCAGAATTTTTGGCAACCTAGCCAATGCGCCCAATGCGGTGATTGAATAAGTCTGTGTGAACATGGTTGAACCAACGTCCCTGACTTCTAAACCAATATCAACGACGGTGCCGCCAAAAATCGGTACATATGCAGCTGATGTATTTTGCACCTGAATTGAAATGCTTGAATTGACGTTGACTGGTATTGCCGATTGGTCAAGATCAATCAGTTGAATGTTGGCGTATCCTGCCTGTGCCTGCTCATAAATGTTTGTTCGACCTGATCGAATGACTAAATTGGCAAGAATTGCGTCAGTGTAATCAACACCGTCAATTGTCACCTTCCAAACGGGTTGCCACTGGGTCATGCTGTTTGCAGGTTAGTTGCGCCACCTGTGCCGCGGTAAAATGAGGAATTGAGTGTGTCAATGATTGTCCGTGCAGTGCCTTCTTTGTCCAATGCGCCCGTGACGGTCAGGTTGATTGTTGTGCCGCTGGTCGCCGCTTCAGCCATTCGGAATGAACCAACATTGAAATTGCTTGAAACAACATTTGACGCAGCTGCTGCCACTGAAGCGGCACTTTTAGCAGCGGTTGAAACTCCATTGCCTGAAGCAGTTGCCGTTGTCGTACTTGTTGGAACGGTTGGAATTGTCGTGCTAGGCGTAGTGACTTTTGGAACTGAAACGGTTGGAACGCTGACGGTTGGTGCCGAAATCTTTGAAACATTTGGCAGAAATGGGATTGCGTTATAGGCAGAAATTAACGCGTTGATTCCAGCGACCGCGCCTGAAATCAAACCGTTCAAAATCTTGACAACGCCTGCAATGACGTCAATAACGCCACCTGCAATTTTGCCCGCGATCTGCAATGCCCCGCCCAGTACCGTGCCAATGACGGGCGCAACGTAGGTTGAAATATATGAAGCAAATGTTGTGAATGTTCCCAAATTGTCGCTGATCGCGTTTTTAACGTATCCAAATGCCTTGACAAGTCCGTTGATAATTGGTGTGAAAACATTGCTAATCGTCTGACCAACTTTGGTGATGACTCCGCCCAAGCCATTGCCATCAAGACTGAATGCGCCGCTGAATGCGTTGATTACTGGCAACGCGTTATTGTTAATAAATGAAATGACTTTTTCCAAAATTGGAAGCAACGCATAACCGATTGTTTCTTTTGCTTCATTAAATGCCACTTGCACGCGCGCAATGCGTCCAGCATAAGTGTCAGCATTTCTAGCAGCTGCGCCGCCAAACAAATCCGTCAGTTTGCCTTGAACGTCGGTGAACGACATTGTTTTCAATTCGGCTGATGAAAGTCCAATTCCTAATTTGCCAAGCGACGCAGTGTTTCCGTCGTACGCCTTGCCCAATGCGTTTGCCACTGTCTCCAGCGGCTTGCCCGTTGCAGTTGAAATGTCAAGGGCGGTTGTCAGTAAATCTTGGGCTTTTGTAATGTCGCCAGTTGATCGAACCAAGCGACCAAGCGCAGGGCGCAAATCGTCATCAGCGACACCAGTTGCCAACGACATTTTCAGAATGCTTTGTTCAGTTGCCGCAATTTGACCCTTTGTTGCCCCTGTGGCGTTCTCTAGGGCTAAAGCTAACTGTGTTTGAGCCTTTTCGTCCTCGATCGCCGCTTTGACGCCTTCAACGCCGATTTTGACGGCGTATGCGCCAGCAGCGGCAGCGGCAGCAACAAATGCTGCGCCAATCATTTTGCCGACTTTGCCCATTTTGTCGCCGAAGGTTTCAACGTCAGCCGTTGCCGTTTTCAGCGATTTGTTCAGATTGTCAACGTCACCAAGAATGGAAAGTTTGAGCGTACGACTGCCAGCCATTAGTCAAACTCCTTCACGATCGCTGAAAACGCCTGTTCCCACTTTTTCACAATGTCAGGCTGCACGCTTCTAAGCGTCGGATAAATAAACCAACCACGAGAACCGCGACCTTCACGCCCCGACCACACTGGGAATTGCTTCCAGCGATTTGAACCGAATTCAGCACCGCCCCAAATTTGTTGAGTTGTACCGCCACCGCTGAGTTTTTGCCCAACATAACCAAATGAAATTTCACCGATCTTTGATGACTTGGAAACCTTTGAGCCTTCAGCCACTTTGTTGTCTTGACGATTGCGGGTGCCAGTGCTGGCACGGTCAATGATCTTTGAGCGAACCCAAGTCGCCAATTCTGATGTGACTTCCTTGGCTTGATTTGTTGCTTCGTCGTCCATTGCCTTGAATGAGCGAACAATGGCACGCAATTCAGCCTTGTCGTAAGTGATCGAATCACTTGCCATTGTTCCTCTTTTCCAAAATCTCCAGCACCGTCAGAATGTCTTCAGCCGTTTCAAATTCAGATTTGGGAAGGTTTGTCGCTAAGGACAATTCCCAAATGATTCGACTTAGGCTTCCGACGGCGTAACTTTTGGGCTTTCCTCACCGACAATAACTTCAGCAATTGTCTCCGTCCAAACTTCGATCGGCTTGACTGGCTTTCCAGCAGCTTCACGTTTCATGGCGTGATAAGCAAGAAATACCAAATCGGAAATTCCGATCTTTTCTTGGGCTTGTGAAATGGTATTGCCTGTGTGCTTTTCCCATTTAACCCACTCAGGCGGTGCAGCCACATACGTGGCTTGCACGCCGTCGTTATATTCAATTGTGATTGGTAACTTCATTTTGTCTCCCGATTGTTAGATTTTAACTGAATGTTTCGCTTGGTGTTCCGACCACTGTGAATGATAACGAAACTGTCTGTGCGTCAGGTGCTGACCCGCCGACTGAAGGAAACATTGGCATGACGTTGAATGCGAAAACCGCACCAGTCACGGCAGTCAATGAAACCGCCAATGTTGTATTTGGTGCTGACTCAGCAGCTGACCATAGTGCTTCGCACAATGATGAGGCTGCTCCCCAGTCTGCAAGCATTTCAACGTCAAATGTCCACTGATCGTCAATGTGCTTGTAAGCCTTGCCGTCAAGGGTTTGGTAAGTCTCGATTGTTGGTGCGTTTGCCAACGTCGCGCTGGTCGCCTGCGCGTCATAGTTTGTGGTTGCGATCGTCAGTGTTAGATCGCGACCCGTGATGATCGTTGTTGCCACGTTTTCTCCTTAGTTTGTTTGTGTGTAATACGTTGAAACGTTGACGTCAGCAACCAGCATGGGTGACTGACCTACTTCCAACACGGTTGGCTTTTCAACGTTGCCCACGACGTACCCTGCGGGCATTGCCGCAAGAATTCCAATGATTAACTTTTCCAAGTTGTCCAATGAACCAGCATTGCTATTTGAAGCAACAATTGCAGAAATGGCAAAATTTAACTTGACCTTTGTTGCAGTTTTGCCAATTAACTCAACTTCCATGTATGGCGAATTCGGGACAACGACAATTGCAGGCGGGATTGGCGACTCAGGCACGCTCGCATAAACGTTGGCTGATAACGCGCTGAACGCATTGGCTAAGGCTGCGCGGGTGTCTGAAATGGCACTGGCGGTCACTTATTGAACGACCGTTTCAATGTCTAAATATGGCATGAGCAGGGTTGAAACTCGATTAGTCAAGCTGCGCCCCATTCTGTATGGCGTGCTGGCAAAATCCACGCCCTCGATCTGCCCACCTGCTGCAACGCGTGATTGAAATACTTCAACGCTTACTGCAAGAACGGCTGATTCAATTGCTGGTGTATTTGCGTACAAATCAGCTGCTGAATACCCTGAAAGTGTTGCAGTGCCTGTTGGAATGATGTCGCGCAATGTGACGTCTGATGAAGTCAATGCAGCGGTGAAATAACGAATCCCAGCCGTAACAACTGTATGTGTCGCGGTAAATGGCGCAGGCAAACCAGTGACAATGACTGATTGACCAGCCACAAAATGATGTTCCCGTTGTGTGTAGAAATAGGCGACATTTTCGGTCAATTTGTATGCGTTCACCGCTGAAGAATTTGAAACCAACATTGGCAAAATTACGGCTTCACTTGTGTTGATTATTTCGTCCAGATAACTGTCTGAATAGAGGCTAACGGACACGCCAAGCACCGTGCGCAATTGGCTTGCAGTAACAATACTTGGCATGTCCGTCCCCTTCGATCGGCTGCGGCGAGATCGGGAGAACCCGCCGCATGATTAGTTTTGGCTATTACGCCTTATTATTTTTGAATGCGCCCGCTGCAATTTTCGTGGCTAGTGCACCAAATGAATACAGTCCAACAGTGACGCTTCCGTCAGCGGTTGATTCTGCGCGCAATGTGTACTGTGCAGGGTCTTCGTACCATGTGTATGCGTCAGGGTTGACCATAAGCAATGTGCCGTCTGCGTCTCCTGAATTCAGTGAAGGATCAACGTACAGGTCAAGTCCTGCAACGTTTCCGCGAAGTGATGTTGGGGCAACCTGTCCACCTGCGTTTTGTGGTTGTGACGCCATGTAGATTGGACGACCTGAATCGTTCAATGTCATGATGTTGCCCCACTGACCTGTTCCAACGATCATGCGTGTTGCGAATGGGTTTGGAAGTCCAGCAGTTGCGTTGTACACGCTTGCTGCACCGCGTGAAACAATTCCAAGCAATTCAGCCGCAGTTGGATAAGTTGTTGTTGTTGTTGAGTCAGCAGTTGCACCTGAAACAATTGCAGCTGAAACGTAAGCGTTTTGCGCCTTTGCCATTGCTGCAACCATGTTGCGATATAACTCATCATAAAACGCAGGGTTGCTGCGTGTCAACAACTCAACTGAAAATTTTTGCTGCGAAGCGAACTTTTTGACAGTCACTGACAAGAACGAACTCTGCTGGTCAGTTTCTGAAAATGCTGCGTCTTCGTCTGCTGCTGCCGCAGTTGGTGCAGTTGTGATCTTTGGAATTTCAAACTGAAGTCCAGCAGCAGGCAAAACGCCACGGCTGATCGCGTCAATTGAAGGACGGATTGTTGTTGAAAGTCCGTTGATGATTGTTGTCATCTGTGGTGTTGGGTTGAATGCAGCGTTGTCGGTTGTGTTATCCGCGGCGAGAATGTAACGCTTCGCGTCCTCATCACCCAATGCTGCGTGGATTTTGTTTTCAAGGTACTTCGCGGCGGTGAACTCCAAGCGTGGCTTTGATGTCCAACCACCAACCGCTGTTGCGCTTGCGGTTACTGACTGTGCGGCTTCTACCGTCTCGACGGCTTCCGCTTGTGTGACGGTGTTGTCCACTTCGTCTCCTTCTGTTGTTGGTGTTTCCTCTGACTCGATTGTCGAATCAGAATCTTCGTTTTCTTCGTTTTCTGTTGCAGCAACTTCAGTCACGCGTGATGACCGAATTGCTGGCTCTGATGTCAATGCAACGCCTGTCAATTCACCTTTCAAAACGCGCACTGTGCCGTCTTTGAGTGTCTCGTATTCGTCAAAATAAACTTCAACGCTGAATCCGTCGCGCAACCCTTCAGCTGCTTCGATTAGTGCGTCAGTGCCTGCTGTTGTTTCAGCAATTTTGAATGTTGCGTCAATTCCCTGATCGCTCGACTCAATTGACAATGTTTTGCCAATTCTTCGTGTGCGGTCATGTTCAAGATTGAGCAAAACTGGTGTTGGTTCGATTGAACCCGCCGCAAATTGAACTTTGCCAATTGAAGTGTTGCCAGTTTCGTCAAATGTCACGACGCGTCCAGTGATTGTGCGACTGTTGGAATCTGCCGCCGTGATTTGCATGGGTGTGATTACTTTTTTGCTCATAGCAGCATGTCCTCTTCTTCGCGTATTTCCTGAATTGACATTGCGCCAATTCGATTCAAAATTTCGTACACTTGCGCGCGCTCGTAAGGATTGCCACGCAAGAAATCGTCAAGATCAAATGAAACGCGGTTGCCTGCTGGTGTGAAATCCGTGAAACTCAACCGTTGTTCAATAATTGACATGTAATTTCTAAATGCAAAATCAACTAAGTCGCGACGTTTGTCCAACGCGTTTGAATAAGTAAATGAGGATTGCTGCGAATCAGTGAAATAGGCAGGAAGCCCACACGCCCTGCTTAATTCCAAACTAACGTAGTTTCTGGCTTCATTGAGTTGCAAATTCTTCGGGTCATAACCAATTGTTTCAAGTGTTACGTCAGCATTCAAAAATGCAGTTGATTTGTTACTCCGTGCAGTGCGCCATGACGAAAGTAATTTTGCAACCCGATCTGCTGGCAATGATGTGCCATTTGATTTCAAAATCATTTGCGGGATTGGCTCATTTGCAAAATTCATTGCTGCTTTTTCAAGCGCGGCAGCTGCTTTTATTGTGCGACCTGCGCGGGTTAACAAACCTTCACTTGTTCCAGCAAAAACAACCAGATTTGTTGCGTCAATGTACGTTCCGTCAATTTGATACGCGGTGATTTCAGTTCCAAGTGCATTTGTTTGAATCGTTACGCGTTCAGGTGCAATGCGTTCCATTGCACGAATTTTTCCAGTGTCAGCATAGCGTTCCATTACCCATGCATAAGCATTTGGGTGAAAGAATAAATCGGAAATTATCCATGACCAGAATGTTGTTCCTGGTATGCGCGGGTCAGGTTGGTTGATGACTCGCGGTTGTGTAACTTTTTCGCCAGTTGCTTCATTGCGTGTGTGCATTGGCAATGACGCAACGGTTTGAATAATCCCAAGTGCGCGCGCCACAGTTGGCACTGTCATTGCTTCGCCGCGTGTTGCAGTTAAGCCAACACCGAAGAACACTGACGATTGTTCGTTGTAGAACGGCGCAATTGAGGCAGCGTCTACCGATTGTGAAGCGTTGACGGACGGCTTCGCAGCTGCTGGCACAAATAGGTCAAATAATCCCATGCCCAAATTGTGTCAGGCTTATACGATCAACCCACCATGATGTCAAGATCATTCTCTGGGCGTGTCGCGAAGTGGGTCACAAGTGAAACTGCCACCGCACCGCACACGACCGATTTTGACGCCCTTCTTCCTATAACCCAACCGCCGTCCCCACGACGCAATTGCACCGCTGCCAATACTTCGTCGGTCAATTGACTTTGCCCACGGTGTTTCAAACGCCCTGAGTTGATCGCCGACAACATTTCGTCACACGCTTGTGGGTAGTCACCGTCCATGTCGAAAAT